ATTGGTGTTATAGGTGACGTACCCATTGGTTCCCATGAACCCACCAGCAGATGAAATCATCTGGAACCCGTCTGAATTGACCACAAACCCCTGATTGCGCGGGAAGGTGACCATTGCCGGGTTATCAACGTAGGCGTTAAACATTACGTCGATAGCTGTCTCGCCTGTCTGATCCCAAGGGATGATGAATTGCTGGGGCGAAACGTTATTGGTCTGAACCAGTAATGCGCCCCAGATGTACAAGCCCTTGGTAGCCGTGCCCGCATAGGACAACGTGCTGCCATTAGATGAAATCTGGACGGTAACGCTTTGAGTGCTGGCGGCGGCGCCGCTGGTGTAAGTCAGCGTGCAAAGGAAGTACCCGTTGGGGCATTGTTGGATGTTGGTGGACGTAGCGTTTGCCACCGTCCCCGTTGTCCCCGCCGTAACGTTGAAGAAGGCTGAGAACGTGGTCGTACCATCGTTTGCTGCCAAATAGAGGTAGTCTCTGCCGTTAGGACGGGCATAGACACTCAACTGGTAGGTTGTGCTGGGAAAACAGAAGATACCGGACTGAACAGCGTTGTGATTAGCTGTGGCCGATGTCTCCAGCATCTTAGATGCGGTAACCCGGTTGTCTGCTGGGTTGGCAATGCTGTTGCCCGTGATGGTTGTAGCTGTAGCGGTCCAATAAGTAGACTTGGAAAGGTCGTTGGGGTAGTTTAGCAGATTGCCGGCAAACCTTGCTTCTCCCCAATTGGTCAGATCCGTCCAATTGCCAGCACCCCAGATCTGACGAACGTTAGCGTTAAACAAATCATTGATCGACTGGGCCGTTTCCGTGGTTAACCGACTTATGGGGACTCCAATAAGTCCACAAATGTTACCTAACGCACGGGAGTAGGGGATAGTCCTCAAGAAAGTGTTTAATTAGAGAGCCAGCCTCCGGTGATACCGTGACGGGCAGCGTTTACTTTCGGGCGATAACCTTTGGCGCACATATGCGGATTATCCTTCAAATACTCAGGCAACCACTCATGTACGGCGTTGCCGTGCTGTTGTTGCAAACGGAAGAACAGGAGAGGATCGATGCTGGCAGCTTTCTGCCCAAGCCCCTCAATCATACCGCTGCCTTGACTTACCATAACCTTGGCGAGTCCAATCTGACGAAGATGCGAGCTTACCTTTTCTTGCGGAATAGACCCTTCGATTTCACGCCAGTATTGCCGGACAAACTCCGGTGGTACTTTAGTGATGATCTCGGAACTAGAACAAGGCGCTGTTTCAGTAACCATATTAAAAGATAGGGCAGAGCCTGGCTTTACAGGATGCCCCTAATCAAGGGACTTAACCCAAACGCGGATCCGTACCCACGTCGATGATGTTCAGGTAGATGTCCAGTTCGCCTGCCGTCAGGGCACTTGGACTACCACTTACCGAGTTGGTAAACGTTGCCACCATGCTTACGCTAGCCGTAGCGGTACGGATCGTAGCCGTGGTAGGAACGCCGGCCAGAACCCCAGCCGTCAAAACCGATTGTGAAGTCACAAAGGTATTGGTACTGGTCGTTGTGCCAACAATAACGGCCAACCCACCCGTACCGGCAAAAGCGGTGCGGATGTTAACGAGGGCATTGTTTACCACCCACTTTGCCGGCAAAGCACCAAGCGTCATGGTGACCGTATCGGTCGCACCAGTGCCAGAAGCGATGTCCGCATAATTGACGGTGAATTTATTGGAAAAGCCCCGTGCCTGCTCTTCCAAAGAAAGAGTAGAGGTACGGGCGCGAGCGATAGTAACTGCTGTATCAGCCATGGTAATTATCTCCTAGTTTAAGGGTTAAGAAGTAGCGGCGAATTTGCCGAGACCGAGTGGGTTCTTAACCATCAGGGTAAGCGCAGCGAGAATGAACCCGCGACGGCCACCACCAAGATCAGGAAGTTCATTGCTTTCGATTCCGAGCATATAGCCGAGGCCGACAAGCTCAGGATCGATAACGTATCCACGCGCCTTCTGTTGGTTGGTGGTGGTTGATGGGTCGCCGCCGTCCAAGATGCCGTTGAACAAGTCAGGCACAATGGTAACGGTGTGGAAATCGCCAACGTAAACCGTTACATCGAGGTCAACTTGATGCTCAGTAGCATCCTGAGTGACCATGTAAGATTTAGCGGTGGTTGTACCTTCTTGACGTTGGAATTTGCTGATAGCCCGTTTCAGATTGGGGCCAGCAAACAACGTGTACGAACGACGGCCACCAACCTGTTGGAAGATGGACTGGAACACGTCGTTAAACGCCGATTCCCCAAGGGAGGCGGTAGCGGTCGTGTCAATGTTGCCAGCAGGCGTGCGGAAAGCGGCAGGAACGTCCGATCCGGGGCTTGCGCTGATCCATTTGCCCAGAGCGCGGCTCTTGTAAGGCGAAGGAGGCGCTTCCTGTTGGCGGTCGTTATCGGAACCAATACAGGCTTCGATATCGCGCTTCAGTTCACGCATTGCCTTCATCTTGGCGTTGGCGACTTCGGAAGAAACGCCCGCAACATCAGAGGCTTCCTGCAAACGGGAAACCATCCATTGTTCACGGAACTGTTGGACGTAGTTACCAATCCGGGCGCGATTAACGGCCTGATTGCTGAAAGCCAAGACATCTTGGCCTTCAAGGATACCGCCGAAATTAACAGCGGAAAGAGAATCGACCTGCCACTCCTGATAGGCATTGGTCATGCGTTTGGTCTTAGAAAACGTCGAGACTTTCGGCGTATCTTCGGGAGCTAGAATCGTGAGGAAGTCCGTGAGGTCTTCGCGGTCACCTGCGACATTGTAAGTAGTTGAGAGAGCCATGGTATTAACGAGTTTGTTTACTGAGTTCACGCGCCAGAAGAAACTGCGCTGCTTCATTTGCCGTGACGCCGCCTTTTTTAGACATTTGACTCCGCATAGAATCGATTTGGGATTGATTCTTGGTAGCCGAGGGAGATCGGCCATCGCTTCCAGAAGAACTGACAACGGTTTGCCCAAACGGAGGCTTTGTAGAAACTACTGGCGCAGGTTTGGCAGACTTGCTCTGTCGAGCGCGTTCTGCTGCGGCCATTGCCTTTAAGCCTTCAATCTGAACCCCAATGATCCAATCGGCATTAGGTAATTTTTTGAGCCAGGGCATAGCAATGTAAGCTTGCTGTGCTTGAACATACTCAGGAGCGGACTTATCTTTTAAGAACGGAAAGCTCTGATAAGCCATCTGCTGGATTCTGGACTTTTGCTCAAGAAATTGAAGTCTGGCAGGAATGTCCTCATCAATAGTCGAATTGGCATTTCGGAGGATGGTCTTAAACGCTTTCTTATCGAGGAGGTTATCCCCTACTTGAATGGGTTCAAAATCATCATTATCCAATTGTTCCTGAGCATACTTTCTGGCATCGAAGGCTTGTTTCCTTAAAACAGTTAGCCCGTCAAAGTCATCAATATGCTCTAATGGCAAAGATCCCTGTGGGGATGAAGCGACGGGAGCTGGCTGTTGAGCTGGCTGTTGAGATTGCTGTTGGGAAACGGCAACTCGCAGTTCATTCAACTGGGCTTCCAAGGCTTTCCGCTTTGCGACTTCCTTACCTATACGGCGGTCAATTTTCTTCTTTAATTCGGCTGAAATGTCATGAGAAGGAACGTCTTCGCTGTTGCTGTCCTCGGCGTTGGCCTCGGTTGCATCAGCTTCGGCAGATTCAGCTTGCGCTGCGTCTGGTGCTACGGATTGGTCTGAGGCGTTTTGAGCCTGAGCATTCTGATCCGTTTGTGCGGCAGATTTGGCACTTTCGGACTCCATGTTTAGGAGCCTTTTGGCCGCTTCGGCTACACTCAGATTGCCACTTCTTTCATCGCTTTTTGTTGCTGGCGATTGAGTCGCTTCAACTGGCTGCGAAGACGCTTGAACTGTCGTATCGTTATTACTCATGGGTTTAATGCCCCCAAGGGCAGTAGCATGGCGTGATTGCCAAGTGCATAAGCCCTGCTAATAACTAATGAACAAGTCAACTACTATTATTTTCTCTAATCAGGAAGACCGCTGTTCAGCATCAATATCCGCCTGCTGTAAACGCTGTCCTACAAAATCGTCGTAGAGGGAAATGATAGCTTCAAACGCACGAATCTCACCAGCAGCGGCCAGAGACAATCGAGGGTCTTTAAGTACGGCATCATTAACTGAATCGAGCATAGCGTTGCGCTGTTGATCTCGAAGTTCATCTATAAAATCGGAAAACGCATCATTGCCTACTAGGCGGAACATGGATTGTTGAATGCGATCTGATTTCTCCTGCGGGGTCATCCGAATGTTGCGTTTCATAAGAATTAAGTGGCTTGCATAGGCCCAGGCATTTTAGCACCTAAACGGCCAGTCTCAGCATTCTGCTGCTGCATTTTCTGCTGGTTGTATTGTTTGGCGCGGGCGTCGATGCGGTCTTTAAAGTTCTTATCCTGACCGTAACGCTGCTGAACGTCAGGCTGCTGAAGATATTGCTGGATAATCTGCAAACCAAGATCTGGAGGCGTGCCAATCTTGATATTCTTGGGGATACCAGAGAAAATCTGGGCAAGATCGACGTGTTCATCGTCAACCAGCTTTTGCTGGCCGATGGAAGCTGGCTGAATGATGCGTTCAGCGATATTGGGATCAATGCTGGAGACGAAAGCCTGGCAAAGCTCGCCGTAATTGATAATGCCTTCGCGATCTAGGGTTTGAGCGCCTTGAATGATGGCCTGCCACTTTTCAGCCATTTTCTTGAAGTCTGGCGACTGGACATCCCAAGAAAGGTAGAAGTCGAACTCCTCGTTGGGGTCACCCTTGTTAAAAAGGGAGGCATCTGCCTGTTTTACGCCCATTACCCGAAAAGCGACTTGGTCAGAACCATATTGCTTGTAGAGCTTCCATACTTGGCGAAAAGCGCGGGAAAGGCTGGACAGGAATTTGTCTACCTCGAACTGGTTGTAGATTGGATCGACGGCGGGATCCCCCTTGGCTGAAGCAAACCCATTGTACTCTTTAAAGGAGGCTTCAAGGAGAGCTTCGGAGTTGTCCGTGTTCATATCCGGGATCGGGCGATCCGCGTAATGATATTCGTTGGGTCGCCGCTCTGAAATAAGTGAACCTGGCCCCCAGCGGCCCGGTGGCCGACCTTGCGGATGGCAAAGGGGAGGCAATACGCCGATGGAAGCGGCATCAATGCGACTGTCCTTGTGTGCCTTGATTTGGTCTTGCCAAGGTTTACCGGGTTCAGGGATACCGCGGGAATCGTGCAGCTTGCGGCTCAGGTACTCGCGGCGATAGACGATAAACGGGTATTCGCCATGAGCATATCCCAGCAAGCCAAACTTGGCGTAGCCGGGCTGGGTGGTATCGGCTGGCTGCTGGGGATGAAAGACGGTGCAATAGACGCCTGGCACGCCATCTTCGTCTGATAGACGCTGGTAGGCAAAGACAACGCCCACCTTGTCCGTAAACCGCTGTTGCGTGTAAACGAAGGAGCGCGAAATTGGCTGCATATACTCGGATGGCGAAATCGTGATCAACCGCCCCCTTTGAGTTGCAATGGCCTTTTCCACCCAGTCCTTATCCCAGTTGTCATCGCGGACTAGGGAGCGGAGTTGTTCAGCGGTAAAGTACTCAACTCGGTAGATGCCAGAAACCCGTTCAAGATCGGTCGAAAACGACGGGATGAACAGATTTTCGTCGAGGTTGAAGGCTCGAATGACTGGATAACTGCGTTCTGGCCCCTCTACGGGTACGGAAGTCTCACCCGTTTGACGAAGTTCCTTGAGCATCTTTGAGGCTTTGCCGCGAGAGCAACCGTATTGCTCTTCAAAGATGGATTTAAGATCGTTGGCCGCGCCGTCATCTAGGACAAGCTGCTCAATGTTAATTTGAGGGAACTGTTGCTGAAGATCAGCAAGGCGGACGACTGCCAGCACTTTCTCGCGTCGCTTTTCCCAGAATTGACCAGTAACGGCGATGCCTTTCTCGTTAAGGAAGTTGGCGGCCATCTCAATCTCGCGGTCGATCTCGCGGATTTGCGTCTGGATAAGCCAGCGCATGAAATTGCTGACTGATTGCGCTCGGTTAAGGTCTGAGCTTTCTACGGGTACGGCAGCAAGGTTGGCGCGTTTAAACGCCATTAGCTGCAAGGCAACTTTCTTGTTGATGATGTTATCAACTAAGAAGACGCGCAAATCAGAAGCACCA